CTTCTAAATTTCAAATGTCAATATATTCACTACAGGTAGAAAAGCACTTGCTGGGCGGTATAATTAAAAACCCTAAGGTTTTCCCAGACGTAGACCAATTTGTAAACGAGAGCGACTTCTTTAACTCGGTACACCAAACTATATTTTGCGTCTTAAGGGATACGATCATCAGCAAAGAGAAGCCGGATAAGATTCTACTTTCTCAAAAAATAAAAAACCTAGGAGTATCCTTCAAGGACGACATAAATGTATTTGACTACATAGAAAACATCTCTTTTACCCAGATAACAGATAAAGGAACAATAGACGCAGCTAAAGAGTTGGTTAAATACAGGATCCTAAGGGAAGTTGGATCAACAGCCGACAAACTAAAGAGGTTCGCAACCTCAAGCACTAACGAAAGTATAGACGCCATCATATCTGGAGCCGACAAAATATATGGTGACAAAATGTCCTCCTACGAGCTTAACGACAAGCCAGAAGACCTTTTTGAAGGAATCGGGGATCTTATAGAAACAAGAGGAAACGAACCGGAAACAGAAAGCGGATTGTCAACACCTTACCCAGAGTTCAATAGGATGTACGGAGGACTGCGAGAAGGGAATATCTACGCTATAGTCTCCAGACCAGCCCAAGGGAAAACAACTTGGATAAACGACATATGCTTCAAGACCTCCGTTAAGCATAACGTGCCAGCATTAATCCTCGACACAGAGATGAGCCGAGAAGAAATGCAATTTAGAATGGCGGCTTCAATATCTAATGTACCCATGTGGTACATAGAGACCGGCAACTGGAGAAAAAATAAGGAAATGGTCGACAAGGTAAGAGAAGGCATACAAAAAATGAAGAAGTTCAAATACATGCACTACCACGTTGGCAACAGAAACATAGATCAAGTTTGCTCCATAGTTAGAAGGTGGTATTACTCTCAAGTGGGTAGAGGTAATAAATGCATAGTAGCCTACGACTACGTCAAACTAACAGGAGAAAAAGTAGAAAGAAACTGGGCCGAGCACCAAGCGATAGGCGAAAAAATAGACAAACTGAAGAAGCTTTCAGAAGAAATCAACGCCCCAATCATTACGGCTATGCAAATGAACCGCTCAGGGGAAACCCACAACCGAAAGTCGTCAGACATACTTGATGACAGTTCCGCTATAGCATTGTCCGACAGGCTTCAATGGTTCGCCGCTTTTGTAGCTATATTTAGGAGAAAAACTATAGACGAGATAGCGCTAGACGGAGGTCAGGATAGATTTGGGTCACACAAGCTCATCCCCCTCAAAACAAGGTTTCAAGGCAAAGACGCGGCAGGACACCACGACCTAATAAAAAGAACATTTGAAGATGGATCAGAAAAATACGTAAACAACTACCTCAATTTCGGAGTCGAAAACTTCGGGGTAACAGAGCGCGGGTCACTAAACAATATAATAGAAGCTCAGTCCGATCAGGTCGAACTCAATGACGAAAGAAGTAATGACGGAGAGTTGATATGAACTATCGAGAAGCCTTAGCGGACATGGGGTATAGCAACATTTGCGAAAACGCAAGAGAATATAGAATGCGCCCCATCTACAGGGACTCCGGAAACAACACCTCCTTAAAGGTGGATAAAGAAACAGGGTTCTTCGTTGATTACGGCCAAAACGCTAAAGGCTCCTTTACCGACTTAGTCAAGATAACCATGGGCCTCAAGAACTTAAGTGAGGCAAGGACTTGGCTAACCGACAAACAGATATCCCCCAGCGCAATCCCAACAGAGAACAAGCCGCTAATAAAAGCTACCAAAAAGTATTCCAACATGACGCTACAAAAACTAGAACCAAACCACGAATACTGGATTAAAAGAGGAGTTCCGCTAGAGGTAATAGAACTATTCAAAGGGGGGGTCGTTTCCGAAGGGAAAATGAAAAACAGATATGTTTTTCCTATATTAAACGGGAAAGAAGAAATAATAGGTTTTACCGGTAGAGACATTCAAACCTCTTCCTCGAGCTCAAGGCCAAAATGGAAACACATAGGAGATAAATCTAGCTGGAGATACCCGTTACAAGTTAATTACCTTCTTATAAACAGCGCGAAGGAAGCTTTAATAGTCGAAAGCATAGGGGACATGCTCTCACTATGGTCGGCGGGAATAAAAAACACCATGGTTACCTTTGGCCTAGAGATCAGCAATAGCCTTGTAAATTTCCTACTCAGAGAAGACCCAAATAAAATAACGATATCCTTTAATAACGACGAATCGAAAAACAACGCTGGAAATATCGCCTCAGAGAAAGCCTATAAGAAACTTCTAAAGTACTTCGACAGACGCCAATTACAAATAAAGCTACCGACAAAAAACGATTTCGGAGAAATGAACACCGAGGAAATACTAAAATGGCAGACGAAAGAATAATATCAGCCTCAAGAACTAAAACCCTCGAGAACTGCACTTGGATATACTGGTGCAACTATCACCTTAAACTACCTCAAAAACAAAACGAAGGAGCACTTAGGGGTACTATAGTACATTTAGTCTTTGAGCTCTTACTAAACCCAAGACACTTAAGCCACTTCAACGCAATATATAAAAACTTTTCCCTATCCGCCAGCCCGGCAGTAAGGAGAATGGTGGAAAAGTATTGCCGAAAATTTGAGAAACAGCACGACCTGCCAATGACGAGCCAAGACAACTACGATCTTTTAGATAAAATGATAGTAGTAGGGCTCAAGTACGATTTTTTTGGAAAGGGAGGAGAAGTGATCGAGCCGGAATATGAATTCCTACTGGAGAACGAAGAGCCAAAGTACAAAGCTAGAGGCTTTATAGACAAGCCGATAAGATACGAGAACTCCAAAGAGGTAAAAATTGTAGATTACAAGTCGAGCAAAAAGAAATTCTCAAAAGACGAATTATGCGGAAACCTCCAAGCCATGATATACTCACTAGCTGCAAAGAAAGCTTGGCCGGAACTAAAACCTAAAGTGGAGTTTCTGTTTCTCAGATTCCCCAAGGCCCCTACTCAAGAGCTTGAGTTTTCAGACGAAGAACTCAGCGGCCTAGAGTCTTATTTAGCGTATGTATACGATATTATAAATAACTTTGACGAAGACTTGGGCAAATCCAGTTACGCAAAAGACAAAAAGGGCGTACAATGGCTATGTAAAGCCGGAAAAACTTGGAGATGCCCCTACATAGACCCCTTCGATTACTACAAGGTTGTAGACGATAAAGGAAAAGTTCTGAAATCCTCCTTTAAGGACGACTTGAAAGCTGGTAAAAATGAAACAATCGAAAAAGCTAAATATGAAGGATGCCCAGCTTGGTCAGACAAAAAAGGAGACCCTTTGGACTTCTGAAGTTAAAGCTTGACTTAACCCCAGAAGCCGCATAAGATACACCCATGGATTTGATTCCGCTATTCAAGTCACATTACAGCATTGGAAGATCAGTCCTTACTTTTAGGGGCTTGGACTCCTCCAAGGAAAACGAGCCAGACTCAATCGTTGATATAGCCCACTCAGCTGGAATCAAAAGAGTCTTCGTTGTCGAAGATACAATGAGCGGCCTTTTAGAAGCTTATAGCAACCTGAAGGAAGCCAAGATAGGCCTTCACTTTGGAATAAGGATTACAGTATGCGCCGACATGAAAACAAAAAACGCAGAGTCGGTAGAAAACTCATGCAAATTTATAATCTTCGCTAAAGACACTCACGGATACAGGAAGCTGATTAAACTATACAGCGTAGCGGCAAAAGAAGGCTTCTACTACGAGCCCAGACTAGATTATAACACTATCAAAGCGAACTGGGACGACAAGCATCTTTCTCTTTGCGCGCCGTTTTATGATTCCTTTTTGTTTAAGAATCTTCTGACCACCTCTGTCTGCATACCGGACACGAACTCCGTCTCTTTAACCTTCTTCGTTGAAGACAACGACCTTCCGTTCGACCATCTAATAAAAGCCAAGGTAGAGCAATACGCTGGAGACAAACATGAAACGGTCAATACCAAAAGCATCTATTATAAAAACAAAAAAGATTTCAAAGACTACCTAGCGTTTAAGTGCATAGGAAAAAGAACAGTGCTGGACAAACCAAACATGGATCATATGTGCTCTGACGAATTCTGTTTCGAAAGCTGGAATGAAAAAGTTCAAAATAACTAAGACGGCCCTAGACAGGGTAAAGGTAAGGGCTGAAAAATTACCCCCATTAAAGAACTCCATAAGAAACGAAGAAGGCAACCCTGATCGACTTGCCGGAATCATCGTAGCCTACATAGGCGAAGAGGTCGCCAAACAGGTTCTCGGGGGAGAGATAGAAGATACCTACGACTACGACATCATCTACGGAGAAACCAAAGTAGACGTCAAAACAAAAGAAAGAACGGTTCCCCCAAAAGCTTACTACGCGTGCTCGGTTGCCGACTTCAACACCAGACAAGACTGCGACGAATACGCGTTCGTAAACGTATTAGACAACCTGCAGGAAGCTTGGTACCTAGGCAAAATAAGTAAAAAAGAGTTTTACAAAATCGCAACTTTCCACAAAAAGGGAGAAGTCGACCCCGACAACAACTACACCTTTAGAGCTGACTGCTATAACGTTCCTATCCGCAAACTATCAATATAATGGACGAAGACTTACTCAGGTACGACAAGGAAAAGGAGATAGTCTTCATAGACTGCGAAACCTTCAATCTCTGCCTTAACGAATTCCACAATCTGCCTTGGCAAATAGCGATGATAAGGTGCAAAGGGGACAAGGCAATTAAGTCGTGGGATATACATTTAAAATGGGACACCGACCTTAAAATAAGCAAAGAAGCCGCACAAATAACCAGATTCAACCGTAAGCTACACGAATCAAAAGCAATAGATAAATCCCAAGCTTTCAGTATAATATCAGAAC